ATACCACCACCAACACCTACAGGACCGTTGGTTTCAATAAGAAAATTAGGTCCGAATACATCTAATACTCTACTTTCACTTTTACTTGCCATAATTAGTAACCGTATCCTCCTCCACCACTACTTGGTGGTGTGCTTGGTGGTGGTGAACTTGGTGGTGTGCTTGGAGGTGTTGTGTCAGTGTCACTATCCATCGCATCATCCATTGGATCACTGTAAGTATCTGCACTCTCTGTTGTTTGTGTTTGTTCACTCTCTTGAACCAATTGTTGAATTGACCTTAGATTAACTCTTGTAGAACTAGCACCTCGTGATGATTTATCTCTCAAACTTTCTTGGGGAGTATTGTAAATTATATCATCACTCTCAGTATGAACTGCTCCTGTCATCTTTTGTCCATTTGGCATTACATGGAAAGGACCATTGTATTCTTTTCCATTTACATATCCAACTATGTTATCTCTTGGAGTTATGCAATCAATTACTTGAATAATTTCTGACTGTCTACGTATGCTTGTCATAATTGGTGTTAATATTGCACCACTTCCAGTATTACTTTTGACTGTTAAAGATGGTAATGTACGATATGCTTTATCATTTGTGCATACTTTTGTTATCGAACCATTTTCATCTATACCACAAATTTCAAAATCTTCAATTTCATCATTAATTTTATAACCAGTTCCACCTTTTTCAACAACAATTTTATCTACAAATACATCAGTTTGTTCTCCTGTAGGGTAGTTTTCACCCTCAGATAACATGAGAACACCAGTTAATTGTCCAAAAGTAGGTGAATTTGGATCTTTATCAATCACTGCACGACCATAAGCACCATAACCTTGATCGCAATTGTCTACAAATGAGACAAGAGGTTCACTAGTATATCCTTCACCTGGATATGTTATATCTACACCCAAAATACCCCCAGTCGTCTTAACATCTTCCAATATACTACCTACAGGTTGTGTCTCACCATCTACAATAACTTCTGTTTCTGATATTGATTTATCAAGTTCTTCAATAAAGTTTCCAAGTATTACATTTCCTGCAGCACCTTCTCCTCCACCACCAAAGAACTCAACTCTTGGCAATCCACAATCTAAAATATTACCACCATTACATGTAACCTCCATCTCCTCTCCAGTAATTGGATCTATTCTAGGAACATCAATATTACCAATCTTATCATCAAGTTTATCAATAATATTATCAATTTTTTTTGTTCCTGCATCAATAGATTTTGTTATAAAGTTTTGTTTCTTCTTTGTACTATCTGGTTTTGATGAACCTTTATTCAAAGTCCAACTCTCAACTTCATGACATTTAGCACCACTATCTTTACAATTTAATAAACCATTCAATTTATTAACGATGTTTAGACCCTTACCAAGAACATTTTTAATCGAACCAAACTTATTTCCGATAAAACTGAATAATTTATTAATTGGTTCTACTAAAGGACCAATGATTCCATCCATCAAACTACTTATCTTATTAGTAAGAGTACCAATAAAATCTTCAACTGCACACTCAAGCGGATTAATTATTCCTTTACTTATCATATTAGTAAGTAAATTTTTGATTGTATTCTTTAATGCCTTCTTAATTGCAGATCCAAGACATCCAAAGGCACCAAAAAGACTTCCGATGGGTTTAAATGCACTCGTTAAAAATGCATTATTTTGTGCGATAGCAGCAAGGGGATTTGTAATCGTATTAAAAATATAATTCTTTGCTGCCATCAAACCTGTACTAACAAAATCAGATAATTTATCCTCAAGAAGAGAACTTAAACTAGTTGTCAAAGATGACATAGAATCAGATATTTCACTTACAGCAGAGTCAAGACCCGAAATCATATCAAAAGCACCACCTAACTTCCCTGATGCACCATTTAAAAATTTAGTTAAGGATTTTTGAATTTTTGATGCGTTTTCAGGAGGAGTACAATCAAAACTAACTGCTAATGGTATACTAGTCATAATCTTTTTTACTCATACTATTTAGTATCATATTTCATAATCCTTTAATTATTTCATCAACCACATTTTCCTCATACCCATCTAGACCTTGTATTGTTGCTTGCCTCAGTGCTTCTTTATAAATTTCTACATCTAATTCTCCCTTTTCATATGAATTTTCTATAGCTTCTATGGTTGGTGTGTTTAATTGAGTTCCTGGTTCCCACTCAAGAGGGTTAATCAATTTACCTTTTGCAGGTTGATATTTTTCTGTTTGATCGATTAGTATCTCATCACCACTATTTGCTTCAGGAATTATTTCTTTTACTTTTTCTGATGGATCATTAGCAGTTGCTTTAGTCCATTCTTTTGGATCAAGAGTGGTGGCGCCTGGTGTCGCAGGTCCTATCTGCTCATTAAACTCACCGTCTAGAATTCCAGTATTTTTTAAAGAACCATAAAAACCAGATAATGTTCCAAAAATACCAGATGATACAGTTGATTGTCTTGTTCGAGGAAAAACACCCAATATCATACGAGGTCCGTCACCACCTTGAATCCCATAAACCATGTCCCCCTGACTTATTCTAACAGATCTTAATTTGTAAGCACCACCAGAACCAGCAGTGGTTGGAAGTAATACGTATGCATAACTTAATTTTTCATCGGGAACTACTGTCAAACTTTTACTTCCTCCATCAGAGTGATCACCCAATATTCTTACTTTATATCTCCAACCCCAACCCTGATCAATCTGAGCAGTTTGTGAATCATATGAGGCGATTTTTCCTACCCAAGATTGTAGTGGTTTTTTACCATACTTATCTTTACTACCTGAGTCTATAAACGGTGTTGAAGATGGATGTTCGCTCATTTTTTACTTGTATATAATCCGTAGGTGTCACGAGCAAGAAGCATCGAGGTGTAGGAGTTCTGCGTATCAAAGTGATGACATAACTGCAAAATTAAATAGTATCCACTTCTATGCTCATTATATATTTGTTCATTTTTATTATCTTCTGTTATGTTTTCTAAATTTACCTTTATTACATCACCAGCTTCTAATAAAATATTACAAGGGACTTGTATCGACATGAGTTGAGAATGTAAGAGAGAGTATCTCATATTAGCTTTAGGTTCATAATTAGCTGGACTATTTAAAACCTTCGTACTTACACTACCTTCAGTATCACCCTCCTCACCAGGATCAAGAAGATAAGTGTATGTTTTATTAAATTCATTAAGTTCCACAGGTAATTCTTGTTTATTTCCTAAATTAGAAGAACTTAATAAATTGACCACATTTTCTGTATATTCATGCGTTAATGTATTTAAAGTGCAAATACGAACATTATAAACTCCACTCTTTAGTGCTTTTATTTGATCTTGATCTCTTTGAATTAAAGGTGGTTTTAAAATTTTAAAATCATTTCCATCTAATTGATTTAACTTTGCGTTTAATGATCCATGATAATTATAGGTATGAGTTTTTTTGTATGAATCATTTTTAAATTTTTCAATACCTGAATTAATCAAACCACTTATCGATCTAAATTTAAATCCACTTTTTGTCTCATAAAAAAAATAACCAGGATCTTTTGCATCCTCTGGTATTGATTTTTTACATAATTTAAGTATTACATCAAGAGGTGCCTCAAAATTGCCATGTATTTTATCTGAATTTGAAGTAGTTTCTATGTTAACGAATTTGTCCTCCTTTGAATTATCTCCATCTTCTTGTGCTATCGGAAAATTATATTGCTTAAGAATTTTAAGAACTATATCACTTATTTTACCTTCATATACATTTCCATTTGGATTTTTTGAACTTTCAATTGAATGTTTTGATACCATAGGAATGAAAGATGATTGTCTTTGAGGTTCATCAATATTGCCAGGACTCCCTGTAATTATCATAGGGGAATTTTTAAAATTTAATTCACCCTGAGCTGTGGTAATAATAAATCTAAACTCCTCAAAACCCTCTATTGGTAATGCATCTTTAAGTGTGCCAACTATTCCTTTTTTATTTTGAACAGATCCACCTGTATCAAATTGTGTAAAATCTGCAGTTACCATAGGAGAGTAAACACTCTCATAATAATCAAAACCAGTTATTCTCCCCTCGGTTCTTACCTTTACTCCTGTTTTTGGTTTAAAAACTTCACAAAAAGTATAATTACATGCTCCTGCAGCTGACATTTAATTAACCTCCATTCCTTATAACTGTTTCTTTTTCAATAACAATAATTTCCTTATCATTATCGTTATTGTTGTTCAATTTTAAAGAATTATCATCATAATTTGGAACAAAAGAAACATCTTTAATACTATCTTTATACTCTTGAGTTTGTATTCTTTTCAATTGTTTTCTTATTTGTTTTTTCTTATCATTAGATGTAAGAGGTGATTCTAATTCAGCTTGCAATTCATTAATTGTTTTTGAAAGTCCTAAAATAGTAACCATAGAATCTACTGCTCCATCATTATATTCTTTAATAAATGGTGAAAAACTAATTCTATTAGTATCAATCCCTAATGCCTTTATAAGTTCGGCATCGTTAGGAGGTTGCATTACATATAATCCAGTTCTTGGATCTACTCCCCTTTTTACAGCTCTTATTTGTTTTTCAAGTTTATCAGTTTCTTTTTGTAGTTTATCTGTTTCTTTTTCTAATTCAGTTGCCTCCTTATCAATTTTACCCATTTCATCTGTAAATTTATCACCATCACCAGATGAAAAGAAGTCTTTCACTTTTTGATAATATTTGTTCTCCTCTATAGATTGAATAAAACTTTGTGCTGCATTTTTAATCGAAACTAAAATACTTACCAATGTATCATATGCAGCCTTAACTCTTTTCATTATTTGATCTATTTTTTTGAGGATAGAGGGTAATGAATTAAATAGGGTTCCGAAAAGAATTAAATACAAACCACTTTTTACTTTATCTACAATGTTAAATGGATTTGTTAAAATATTTGAAAATATATTTTTATCAGAGAGTTTTGCTTGTTTTTGTTTTCTTTTTTCGTACTGTTTATCTAAATTTAAAAATCTATTAGTTTTTATTTTTTGTTTTTTAATCTTAACTGATGTAGTTTTTATTTTTTTACCAGTTTTTGCAGCAGTTTTAGCAGTCGCCTTTGCTCCTACAGCTATTCCTTTAGCTATGCCTTTAAAAAATAATCCTATTGCTGGTGCTGGCATTTATCTACGCAAGAAATGATTTAAGGTTTAATTCATCAAGAATTTCACTATTATATTTATTTTTTATATCACCAGGTGAAACTGAAAGTACCGATGTTGCAGATATTGCATTTGTATCATTTGCATCAATAGGATTATCAATATATTGTGTGGGTGCTTTGATCACTGTAACTTTAACATTTCCGTCTATTTTACCATTATTCATTGCATATAATTTAGCAAGACCAATTTTATCAACTGCTTCCTCTTTTATTACGAATTCTCTGGGATGAACAAAACCTACTGGTTTTGAACCTTTACCACCAGTATATCCACCATTTCTAAAAAAACTACCTGCGTTACCCTCACCCCCTATATTTGTATTTGGAAATAAATTATATGGGTTATTAATTCCTCCGTCAATTCTACCATCATCTTTTATATTTGTTTGTTGTTTGTCAGCAGCAAATCGTTTTTGAGCATCAACCTTTGCATCAGTGTATAATTGCAGTTTTTCTTTTGGATTGGGATCTCTACCTAAATCTTTTTTAAATCTCTCTACATAATCATCATATAGTTGATTTTCCATTAAGTTTAAATTTTGCATGTCTGCATTAAAAATTTCCTTACCTGGACCTTCTAATAACTTTGCAAGTCCATAAAAAGCTGCAATTACTGCAACAACTGTTAAAAATGCTGGACTGAGTACGACACCAACTAATGCCTTTGCAGCAAGAACAAGACCTGATAGTTTTACTGCTATATCAATTGCAGCTATTGCACCTATAATAAGCAATATTGTAGTTGCGTTTTCTTTTAGGAAATTGAAGAAGTTTTCTACTTTCTTTTTATTCCCATCATCCTTATACCATTCCATTGCAGTATTGATAGCTGTTCCTGTGACTATCAATTTAAAGAAATCAAATATTTTACTAAAAATATTTTTAAATGGTGAAGCTGCACCAGAGAGTGTAGTGCCGATTAATTTAGTAAATTTTTTCCTTGCTTCGATTGCAGATTCTTTATCTCTTCTTTTCTTTGCTAATAATTTTTCTCTCTCTACCTTTGTTTTCCTTTTCTCTTCTTTTAACCTATCATTATAATCAAGTGACATTGCATCTCCTAATTTGATTAGAAGTTTATTATTTTCATTCACCTGCTCTTGTAAAGTTTCAATAGTAATTTTACTTGGAGATAATTTCTCTCCAATATTAATTTTTTGTGATTTAAATATATTTTTTATTGCTGTTATTTTTCTTTCATTATTTGCAATTCTTTTTTCTAACCCACCTGAACCAATTTTCATGGTGGTCGCACTCATTTTTGGCTGACCCTTGCCTTGCATGACAGCCATTTTGTTCATAAAATTTTCAAGTGCTGGAGATTTATCCATTTTTTTGTTGTGCCTTTAGATTTTCTTCATCAATGTATTGCTTCAATAATGAAATGTATACATCCCTCTCCCAAGGGATCATATTCTCAATCTCTGTTAGAGAGTATTTATGATGCTGAACCAGAGCAAAATTAGTTTTATAGTATGACTCTAGGTTTGTATGAGCCATACCTAACTGAAAAAAGCTGCCAGTCCCTCCAATACCACAGTTGATTCAACATTAGTTTTAGGATTTTTTACCTTGATTGAATGAGATAATTTAGGCATTGTGTCAAAAAATCCTTCAATTACCCTAAATTGTTTTGTATTGAGTTGTTCAACAAATTCTTCAAGATCTTTTTTTGAAGTTTCTGCTGCATTCCAACTTTCTTCATCATTATAAATCATATCTATACATGAGATAATCATATCAAGTGTATTAGTTACTTCACTTTCCTTACTAGATTCAAAATTATTTTCAATAAATTGCTCTATTGATGGGTAATTCATTTTAAGAGAGAGTGTGTCATCAAGTTTAATTGTATCTTTATGTTTTTTATTTTTGACTATTTTAATTGAATCAATATCAACTTTTACTTCAACAGTTGTTTTATTATCATCAGGGCATGTCACATTCACATCTATAGATTCACCTACAGATTTTGCACGAACATTTAAAAACAAATATTCAATATCAAACGTTGCTAATTTTTCAATCTTAATACCTCTAGTGAGTATACAAGCATTTAATATTTCAACGACAGATGATGTTATTTGTTTTGCATCCTCTGTTTCTAATGCCATGATTAGAATTTTCTCCTCTCGCACAAGAAAAGGTCTGTATTTTATTTTTTTGTTCGTCGAGGGCAAAACCAACTCGTAAGTTGGTGTATTAACTTTTGGTAAAGGCATAATTTATTATCAATTCAGTATAATTATTTATGGAGGTTTTCTAACCGTTTACTATATAGCGGTCATAATTGAAGTTTACAGTCACTTTAAGTATATCAGCACTTCCATATTGCACTGGAATTGCATTTATGCTTTTAGGGAATACATTTACAAATCTATATCTAAGTGTTCTTTTATAATTTTTTTCAAACTTATTGATGTACATAGTATTGCATTTGTATGAATCAGGATATTTCATTCTTCTATAATAAGCACGATGATCCTGATCAACATCGGCATTTGCTCCACTTGAAATATACTCCATCCACCCTTCAAATATTTTTAGTAATGTATAATCCTCATCAATATAAAAGGAATAAGATACATCTGTATAGAATCTGGTATGTGCAAACTGTTGAGGAACTCCCATAAAATTATCTTTTACTTCTGCTGTTGCTAAAGTTGAAGTTGGTAATGATGCATCACTACAAAGTATTCCTAAATTTCTAGAAAGGAAATTTTTGACACTTCTTATCCCTGTATATTTTGATAAATATGATTCAACCGTTGGTGTTAATGAAGAAAAAGTCACAAGAAAATGATTATTTTGTGCTAACGGACCGATGATTGATTTTGCAATCGAAAGGTTATACGGTTTTATTGTTGTCTCTGCCACTCTAAATAAGTATGATTGTTATTTCTATTTATGTCATATAAAGGAAAATATTATCCTTCCTATCCCAGAAAGTATAAAGGTGATCCTACAAACATCATTTATAGATCTCTTTGGGAGAGAAAATTCATGGTATATTGTGATAAGAATGAAAAAATACTTGAGTGGGGAAGTGAAGAGATAGCATTACCATATCGTTCACCTGTTGATAATAAGGTTCACAGATATTTTCCTGATTTCTACATCAAGGTTCAAGAAAATACAGGAAGGATAAAACGATATTTGATAGAAGTAAAACCACTTAAACAAACACAAAAACCAAAAAAACCCAAAAGACAGACCAAGAATTATTTAAGAGAAGT